CGCTGGAGCGCACCGCGCGCGAGCTGCGCGGCGTGAGCTGCCTGGATTTCAATGACGGGCCGCCACCGAAGCAAGCCATCTGCTCAAGCAAAATGTTCGGCGAGAAGCTCGAAGACCTGGCGCCGATTCGCGAAGCCCTGGCCACGTACGTCACCCGCGCCTGCGAGAAGCTGCGCAGCCAGCGCAGCCTGTGCGGTGCGATCCAGGTCAGCATCAAGACGCAGATCCACAACCCCAAATTGCCGCGCTACTCAAATGCGCAGACGGTTGCGCTGCCGATGCCCACCGATGACACGCGCGACATCCTGGCGCCGGCACTGCGCGCCCTGGACGCGATTTACCGACAGGGCTTCAAGTACTCCAAGTGCTCGATCCTGCTCATGGATCTGAGCCAACGGGGGGAAGTGACCACGGATCTGTTCGCCCCAGCGGCCAGGGCCGGTAGCGACAAGGTGATGGCGGCGCTCGATGCGATCAACAGGCGCGAAGGCGCTGGGACCCTGCGGCTGGGCCGGGTGCCGGTTGACCCCTGGTGGGGAATGAAGCGCGAGATGAAAAGTCGTCGTTACACCACGCGCTGGGAAGAGGTAATTGGAGTTCGTGGTTGATAGATCTTGCGGACTCATAGCCGCAGTTTAATAAGTCAATATTATCGGGGCTTTTTTGTTCAGGTGATAAGTATTTGAAGTAGCCAGAGTGATATGTATATGGACGATGCTAAGCCGATTGTTGCTAATATAATCGATACTCGAACTTTCCACGGCGCAACGACTTCAAATGTGTTCATTTCTACGAATTTCCCCATTGCTTGATCACTACGCACATTAAGTAATGCAGGTAGCTCTCTGTTCACAGACAGCAACTCGATGCCGATACGCTCATTTGGGGACAGGCTATTGAACCTAACTGAGTAGCGGTTATGCGAGTCTGTGTGCTCCTCATATGGTCTCGTTGGCCAGAGATTTAAATACTGTGGTTTCCAGTTGAACGTTATTTCAACATTATGAGCCGTCTCCCGTCCGTGATTCAGGACAAGGAAAGAGTTTGTATTTACTATTTGTGTGGAGTTGATAATGTTTCCATCGGCGTCGTATTCAGGTTCATTAACTAAGAATGAATACGAGTGTGGCTGTGCGGCTTTGATTTTTGCTCGGGATCTATAAAAGTAATTGATTGCCCAAGTCAGTAAAGTGACAAAAAGGGAGAAAATCTCTTTTCCGTATTGATTTATGATGTCCATAAAGTTTCCCTAGTTTTTTTGCAAGTTAAACCGTTTTCTGCAGCCTTTTCCACTCCCGATCCAGCGCTCGCTTGGCGGCCGCCTTGCTCTTGTAGAGGTGAGTGAGGCGGCGCGGGCGGGTCTGGTCGCCCTCGGTGAGCTTGTGCTGCTTGCCGGTTTTCTCGTCCCGGTACCAGGCAATCAAGCCACTGTAGTGGGCGTCGTCCTCGGCCAGGCCGGCCACGTCGTCACCGTCTGGGAGCTGCGACTCCAGGTCAAGGGAGGTGGTGAAGCTCTCCGGCGTGAAGCTGTGACGGATGTTGCCGCCGAGCCATACGATGGCGTCGATCTCCGGTTTGACCCCGTTGAGGCTGTACGTCTGGTCGGGGATCAGCTCGGGGCGGCCCTTGGCGAGGGTGTAGCTGAGCGTGGCGGTACCGCGCTGCAGGCGGTTCCATTCAGCGCGTGCGGCCTGCAGCGCGCTGGCCCGGTCGCTGTACGAGTGGCGCAGCTCCTTGAGGTTGTCGCCGGCACCGGTGATGGCCTCTTTCTTCTCGGCGCTGTTGATCTCGTAGAAGTACGCCTTCACCCCGGTGTAAGACTCCCGGTCGGCCTGCAGAAAGCGGTGCTGGTCGCCATCCACGCGGGTGAGGGTGACGTGGGGCAGGCTGAGGCCGCTGGCGGTGGTGGCTTTGCCGGTGGGCATGAACAGCAGCCGGCCGGCCTTGATGGTGGATATGGCGTCGTGCTCGCGCCCCAGGCGGGTGAGCAGGTTGGCATCGGATTCGTTAGCTTGATCCAGGTGCAGCAGCTGGATGCCGGCCAGCACGGCGCTGACCAGGGGCGTGAGACCCTGGGCGGTGGCGATGGCGCCGATCACGGTGCCCAGCGTGGTGATGTTCCAGCTGCGTTCCTTCTTGGTTTTCAGGCCGCTGCGCAGGTCGGCGCTGCGGGCGCGGATGTTCAGCGTGTCCGGCGTGCCGCTGTGCTCGGTTTCGTCGACGGTATAGCTGCCCTTGTCGACAAGGCCGGTATCGTCCCAGCCCAGCCAGAGGTGCACGGTGGCGCCGCGGGGCGGAATGGCGAGCAGGCCGTCATGGTCGCTGAGGGCGATGTCGAGCTGGTCGGCCTCCATGCCGCGGTTGTCAGTCAGCTCGATGCTGATCAGCCGGTCGACGATATCGGCGGTGATGTCGCGGCCGTTCACGACGACGCGGCAGATCGGCCGCGGGTAGGCCGTCATATCCCGATAGCCCTGGGCAGCCTTGTCGAGCAGCTGCGTGGCCTGGGTGAGCAGGTTCACAGGATGCCCCCCAGCACGCGGCCGAGCACCCCGCGCAGGATGCCGCCGACCATGCCGGTGAGGCTGCCGAGCATGTCGACCCGGCCATCGTCGATGCGCTTGAGGTTGATGCTGAACTCGTACCGGCGGGGCGTGCCGTCCTCGAAGAAGATCTGTTGCGTTTCGCTGATGCTGGTGATGACCCAGGCGCCGTAGATGCGCCCAGTACCGCCCACCAGGGGCCAGGCCTTACCGGTGTCCGCCATGCGCCGCAGGATGTCCAGACTCATGGGTGAGCCGACGAGGCCCGGCAACAGGGTGCCGGGCAGGGTGATGGTGTCTTCACCGCGGCCCAGGAACTGGCTGGCAGGGTTGGTGCCGATGCGGCTGGTTGAGGTGTGCCGCCACTCGGTGGAGCGCTGCAGCTCCTGATAGGCGAGGGTGGGCAGGCCAAAGGTGAACATGCCGAGGGCCATCATCATGGCGGTGGCTCCTGTGATCAGTCGTGGTCGGAGAGGCGCGAGCGGACGCGGGCAGCCTTGGCGCGCTCGCGCTCGTCCAGCACCTGGTTGAGCATGCGGCGCAGGCTGTCGGTGTCGGTACCGGGGCCTGCATTGATCTCGATCTTGATGGTGTCGCCCTGGACGACGATGCCGCCGCCGGCATTGGCCGACAGGGGCGGACGGTTATCCATGGCGAGGGCATCGCCCAAGCCGGGCGTACCGAAGCCGATTGCGCCTGCGGCGATCAGCTGCTTGCCCATGCTGGTGACGGCGGCCAGCGGCCCCTGCTGGCCCTTGGTGAGCCCCTGCTCAAGCCCGGCCATGGTGAAGCCGCCCAGGCTGGCGAACACGCGCGAGGGCGAGTGAATGCCGAGCAGGCTTTTGAAGTTGGTGACCACGCTCTCTGCAACGCCGGTGATGGTGGATGTCAGCTTGGGAAACATGCTGGTCACGCCATCGATCAGGCCCTGGATGAGGTTGCCGCCGAACTCGCTGAATTTGCCGGGTAGCTCGAAGCCGAAGTAGTTCATCACGCCGGCAAAGGCTCGGTAGAACAGACCGAGCGGTGAGAAGTTGACGATCAGCTCAGCGATGCCGGTGAAGCCGCCCGAGAAGCCTGCTTTGACCTCGGCCCACAACGCCGCCACGCCTTCCGTGACACGCGCCCACAGGGCCTGGAAGAAGGGGACGATCTGCTCCCAGTTCTCATAGACCCATGCAGCGGCAGCCAGCGCGGCAATGGCCAGGCCGATGGGGTTGAGCATCAGCACGCGTCCCACCCAGAGCAGCGCCATGCCCACTCCCTTGATGGCAGCGATGGCGCCCAGGCTCTTGATGCCGAACAACATCAGTGCGAAGCGCACCATCGCGAAGGGGCCGAGGATGCTGGCGAGGGCCAGGGTGATGCCGCCCATAACGGCCATGAGCAGACCGAGGCCGGCAACGGTCTTTGTAATCTGCGCGGTGAGCACGGGGTTTTCCCGGATCCAGGCGCCGATGCGGCCGACCATCTGTGTGAGGCCCTGGACGAATTCG